CTCACGTTCTTGGTAAGTAGGAGGAGTAGCACCACCAAAAGTTCTTAACGCACCTTCAGGTACACTAAAAGGTATAGATCCAGTTCCAGCACCTACAGCCAATCCTACAACATCACCGTAAGTACCTTTACCCTTAAACATAAGATCGCCAAGATCTTCTACAGATCCTACTGCAGACTGCCCTGCTTGTTTAGCAAACTCACTTAGTTGGTCTTTAGTGGGAAGCTTAGGGTCTTCTAAGTAGTCACCTACAGCTTCTTTAATTACAGGTATAGCTTCTTCTACTTTAGTTCGTAAAGTTCTTTGATCAGGATTTACTCTTACTGTATACTCACCAAATCTACCCTTAAAGACAGGATTACCTGCATCATCTTGGCCTACTTGAGGATCGTCTGTGCTAGAACCCATCGGCCTTTGAAAGTAAGGCACAGTCTCTAAAGGATGCTGTAGAAACTCTTTAGTAGAACGAGTATCATCATCAGCAGATGGTAGCATAGATTGCATTTGATCTTCAAGAGCTGCCATTAATTTTGTCCCTCAAACGTAATAGTGATCGTAGTGCACGTATCTCACCTTGCAGTCTGTAGATCTCATCAATCTCCCTAGACTGCTCTAATGTTACATGTGTAAAGGCGATCCGTTCAGCAATCTCTTCGATAAACGGAGTGTATAACTCTGGGTTATTTACAAAAGGCTTTAGTGTATTATTCACGACTAGTTTCATTGTACCTGTTGTTGACCAGTATTAGCTGAGAAGCCCTGTTCTCCTGGTGTAGGAGCTGTACCAGTACCTATGTTACCACCCCCGCTACCTTGAGTATCCTGTACCTGTGCGCCAGCAGGAGCGCCCTGAGCACCACCTTGAGGCTGTCCACTTTGAGGAGCTTGTCCTTCTGGTGGAGGTGGTGGTGGATTCTCTTCTTTAAACTTTTTAAGTATCTCAGCTTGAATTGCAGCATCAGACATAGAGTTTACAAGTTTATCTGGATCAAGATCCATAGACTTACAGATCTCACGGATAATATAATCCATCTTAGCAAATGGAGCTAACACAGGATTTTGTACAACTTGTAAGAATTGCATTAATCGTTGACTTCGTACCTCATTAGCCATTAGGCTTTCAGTACCACGAGCTTTTACTTCAAGATCACCTTTGATTTCTTCGTCGTAATTAAACTGCATGTTAAAACTAAAGAAAGCTTTAGCAAGTGGACCAAGCAAATAATCATCTACATTTTTAACTACGTTACGGATAGAGCCGTTGGCAGCAGACATAAGCATAGAAATACCAGAAGCAGTACGGCCAACACCAGATACCCCTGTCTGACCATGTGCGAAAGATGGAAATCCAGTTGACTCATCTGCTAAGACCCTTGCTTTATCAAACATCTGCATGTTTTCACTAGATACGTTAGGGAACTTAGTGCCAAAAATGGCTTGACCAGGTGCCCCTCCCTGTCTCCTGAACACCTTCCCTGGATACACGGAGAGGTCTTGCCCTGGGACGAGATTCGTCTCGTCAACCTCAATAAGCATATTACCTGACAATGCGGCATTATCTACTGCCATACGCATAAACCCATTCATTAGGGTTTGAGTATCATCCATATTTTCTGCAATGCCAATGCCAAAAAAGCTATAAGGACTTACTTCGTAAGGCATAGAGAAGTATGGAATAATTGCAGGTGTAAAAGGGTTCATAACTAAACGTAACACTTGCCCATTACAGACCCAAATGTTTACACTCAGTTCATCCATATCAGAAAGTTCTGAAGGAATATCAATGTCATGACCTTCAAGAACTTCTTTATCTACATTACCCCAGAACTCAAGAACTTCATAACGTTCTGTTCTAGTCTCTTGGGCATCATCTTCCATAACTTGTTCCCACCACTCTTTAGTGTAGGACTCACCAAGTTTAATTGAATTATCAATAGCATTAGCACGGAAGAAAGGTCGGCGTTTAAGTGCACGTAGTTGTGAACGAGACATTTTATGACGTTCTACAATGTACTCTGCTTCATCCATATTAGATGCATCAGGGTCTGGATAAAAATTCCATATAGATACAGAAGAAGTTTGTGGTACTGTCTTGTAAGTTGGTGAATACTCTCCACCTTCAGCCCAGTTAGGGTATTCTTTATCTACCGCAAATGGACCTTTCATTACACCTGTACCAAATAAAGCACATTCAAAAGCTGCTACACGTAGTTGTTTATTAGCACCAGACTCTTCTAGCTGATCATGGATTTGTTTTTCCATTTTCTTTGCAGCAATCATTGCAGGGTGAAAAGTTATTTCAGTAGCAGTTTTACCATTACCTTCTTTAAGAAGGTCCATTACAGGTTCAAACTTATCTTGCATACCTGCTAGACGTTCCCGAAGATCTGTCATAGTTTCTCCAGGTAAAAGCTGCATGTCCTCTTGACTAGGACCACCTTTAGCTTTTTGCATATCTGGATTAGACTCAAAGTATACAGACTCAGCTACACCTTCAGGAAGAGTAGTAGGCTCAATACTAATAGGAAATTTATTACTCCCAAATAATACTTCTACAATTTGACCATATGCAGCAAGTACTTTTGTTTTAGTAACTTTAACAAATACTTTAGATTTTTCTGTAGAGGTGAATTGCACATCAGGCCCATAAATACCACGATAATTGCGGTAAGCTTGAATCCAACGTTGTTCTTCAGTTTCACGGGCAGTAGAAGCTTTACTGTATTTCTCTTGGACTAAACCTACAATAGTACCTGAGGCTGGATCAGAGTAATCTTCCGCCTTAATATCATCCAATGCATTGGAATCTATTGACTCCATCGTATCTTCAAAAAATTCATCTTCTTCCATATCTTATCCTTAATAGCCAAAGGTTGCGTCTGAAACTTGAAATCCTGTACTATGATTATTAGGATCAAAATCAAATAGACTGCTTCGTGGTCTAGTCATTATACCGTACCTTAAAGCATCATACAAGTGATCTTCTGCGTGTGTATCCACATCTTCAGGGTTGTTTTTATCTAAAGGTATAGCTGGTATTTGAGAAATAGTATTAGTACAATTATTAAAAAAGACCATTCTTGGCTCTTCTGTAAACTCATCTATTTGTAAGCGTCTATGTATTTCGTTTTTACCAGCTACACGAGAACCTCTAGATCTGTCTGAAGGTCTCCAACGGCAACCCTTCATAATCATCTGTTCAGCCAATGATGGCCCAGTATCACCACGATTATGCCATAAACTAGAATCCAAAACACCATACCGTATCTTTTCACCATCTTCAGCTTCTAGTATTAGATCGGCTAGGTCTGTTGCAGTAACTTTAGAAACATACATTTCTCTGTAGATAATTAATTGTTCAGATGGACTTACAGTAAACCAAAGAACTCCTGTAGCAGATCCATAGCCATAGTCACAAGCTCTAAACTTTACCCAGCTGTTAGGTATATCAAAAGGTTCTACTACATGCTCTTTACGATTAAACTCTGGAAAGGCTGCACCTTCGTTAATATCCCAGTCACCTTCTAGTAGCTGCCTTCGTTGATGCTCAGGTAACGACAGAAGATTAGCTTCATACATACCATCTTCTGCTAGATAAGGATTATCGAATAAGGTAGCAGGTATAAACCTACGTTTAAACAGTGGCTCACCTTCCCGACTATGACCTTTCGGCCAGCATATAACTTCACCACTATCTGTATCCGTTGCCCAAAATGCTTCACTAGGAGTGCTAGGATCAATAAAGGTCTTCTTGACCCACTGATGACCTGGACCTCCAGGGTTGCTAGTAGCTCTCATGTAAAGTGGTAAGCCACTAGCTTTAGTTGTTCTAAGTCGTGACCTCATATAATTCCAAGGATAAGGGGTAGGCCACTGTGTAAGTTCATCAAAGCCAATCCAGTTAAAGGCTTGACCTTGGTATCTCATAACGTCATCGTCACGGTCTAGGTAAGACATCCAGAGAGTTGCACCACTAGGAGCTACCCAAGTCTTATCTCGTTCCATAAACTTGATTCCAGGGATAGCTTTAGGATAAAGCTGTTTAGATACTGAAATAAGTTCTCTAAGTTCTTCTGTACTTCTACGTACTAGAAGCATCCTAGCATTAGGATTACCTAGATAACGAACAGGATCAGCAACCATAGCATAAGACTTGCCTCCACCAGCTGATCCTCCATATAATACTTCTTGCTCTGTAGATGCAAGGAAGTCTGTCTGTGGCCCCTCATTGGGTTCAAAGATGACTTCACGAGCTATCTCCTCATAGTCTAGAGCTTCAGGCTTCGGCTGGGCTGGACTCTTCTCTACCACCACGGATTTGGGCTTCGATTTTTTCCGCTTTGTCGAGCGCCTCTTTGTATCGCTCGGCAAGGTAGCGTTGGTTTGCAGCTTCTCTCTTACGCTTCTGCTCAAGTCTAACTCTCTTGTATAGTCCTACATGTGATATATGTCGGCCTGATTGATCACTTAACCAATTGGCTACATCACGATAACTGTACTGCTTTAGGTGTTTCTTTGCTTGTTCGTACAGTTCTAGTTCTTCTGGAATAGGTATAATAATATCTTT